CAAACCGCGGCGCACACCCTTCAGACAGTTAGCCAACCTCTCCTGCAGCCGAGAGCTGCGACTAGCAATAGCCGACCCGCCCATGTTAGGCTTCTTCCAGATCAGAGAACTCGCCACTCGGGCTGGAAACGCCCTGACGTCGCGTCCGTCATAAAGCTCGTGCAAGAAGTCGAAACCTCGGGAATCGACCCACGTTTTAAGTGAGTTGACCTTGAGGTCCAGCTTCTCATATCCGCTTGCGAAATCGATACTCCTGGAAGCAGTACCGATCAAGACGGCGTCGTCACCCTGGTAGTAGGCCTTCAGAACCGTGAAACCCAAATCCTCGCAAACTATCTCCGCGGCAGCGCGGTTCAAGATGCTGTCGATCAGTGCAGTCCATCTGTGCCCACTTGGCACCCCTACCTTCCAAGGTATGTTTCCGGCCTTCGCATGTAAGAACGAAAACTCCTCGACCCTACCAAGCTCCTCGACTTCGGCAGCAGGACCGTGATGTCCCGCCGCACGCAAGGCAGCGCCAGCTTGCCCGAACAATAACCGCAAAACGGTCGCGATCCAGGAGGCTCGCTGCCTCGTGTCGAAAGCGCTCTGATCCAGCGAAACGGCGAGACGCCCCTTCCCCAGATAGCCGAGCAGCTCCTCACGCATCTCATACTTCTGCGATTTCGAATAGCCAAGCGGACACCAACGTCCTCCCGCCTCGGCCGTTTCCATCAGCTCGGATATATACCCGCACCTCAAGAAACTTTCGAAATCGTAGCCGTACACGACCCGCGTTTTCACACGCTCATCCTCTTTCCGAAACGGCTTGACGACCGCTCCTCGCATCTCCAGGCATCGCTGAACTAACTCGTCATCAGAATATAATAACGAACTCGCCAACTTACCCTTCACTCGCAAGGAGTCTCCATCAGCCGTAGCCAACTCGAGCCGGCCGGGCAGCGTAGTTGCACCAGGTGTACTCCACGCATCACGAAAGGACACATACCGCCGGAAACCCGGGGTATCACTCTTGAAACGGAAGTTGTCCAGCACGATCTTGCGGATCTTCTCTTGCATCCGGTGTTCGTAGCCCCTCGGAAGAGGATCACAATCGCGGGCGATTTCCTTCTCGATATCCTTCATCACATCCACGCGGTTCAGCACGGTATCATACCCTGCCAAGACGTGAAGATCCAAAAGATAGTCAGCCTCCGACTTGCCGCACAAGACGGCGTACTCGGTGGACAATCTCGAGATTTCCTTCGCCACTTCGATAGTGACCTCCTCTGATTCACGGCGGAGCAAAGGACCGACATTGCGAAGCAATGCCGCACCCCTGCTACCTCCGATCAGGTACTCGTACCGGCTCAAAGAGTGTCCCCACTTTTCTCCGAGCTGTTCAACCCACCAACGCAACCCGCTGTGCTTCACACCGCGGCGATACAATTGGTTGTCCTTTTTCGAAAACGAAGCCGTCTCCCAGGTATTAGGAATCCGTCTGGGTGGACCGAACTTCGTTTCGACTGACGTGTGGATGCGGTGCAACAAGCCGCGCAAGCCAGATCTAGAAATATACTCATTATACATATCACGCAATACATGCAAGCCCCCTAGGCCGGGGGGCGTCCCAGGTCTCACCCCGTTCAGCTCCACTCGATCGCCTGCCCCTTGAAGCGGCGAACCCCGAGAACCGTTCGGACGAGACCAGTCGTACGTCTGCCCTAGAAGAAATCCGACACTGCGGCTGCCTTAGGAGCAACCGGAGCGACGGACGTGACCTCTAAGCCTACGTTCGACTGCCAACCGTCGGGTACGGAAAGAGACCCGACGAGCTCACCCTCCATACATCTCAACCAATAGAGAGGAATGGAGGTAAAGGACCACACGCGTGCGGCCATACGCGCGGCTGCCCCGTACACCGAGATGATGTGGGTACGGCGCGCCCCGGAAAATGTCCGCCACTCCAGGCGAACTGTTCCGTTGCTCTCGTGCGCATGCACGAGACGCAACCCTACGTCCGAGGCGGGGACGGCCTCCGTGATCGGAAGTGTGTTCCACTTCGACAATGCAGCGAACTGCGTCTTGTCCACACCCCAGGACACCCACTCCGGCTCGGCCCCTTCCAGATGTCCGCACAAACCCCAATGCTTGCGCGTGCCGACCTGGAAATGCTGGTCGGGATCCGGCGGTTGCGCGGGAGCTTCCTCGTACAGGTACGACGCGCGGAACACCCAGCCGATAAAACGGCCGTCGACCACCGAGTAAGCATCGGCGAAGGCAAGCTTCGCCATCACCGCCATGCTGCGCGACATCTCGCCAGCAAGCGCCAAGTTCAGCGGCAATCCGAACACCGCACCCCCCGTGGCATCATAACCCCGAGCAAGTCTCAGAGCTGAAAATTTCAGCATCCGCGAGAGGCCGCCCGGGCCTGGGAGGTACGTGCACCGCACGTTGAACGCGGGAGATGCCTCCCGAATTAGGCCGGCCACCGCAGCCAGACGCACCTCCCACGGGGAGGCAAGTAGCGTGGAGATCCCGGCACGGTTACCCACGGCGTCCGCCCCGTTGGGCAGACATCCCGGCGCTCTCTGCACCGTGAGGTGGTTGACCAGGGCGTGCAGGTCACGCGAAGTCATCTCGAACTGCGGCATGTCCGAACTGATCCCGGGCCAGAACCCGAGACCGTGCGCCAGGAAGTAGGCCCAGCGCCCTGCGTTCATCTCCCACTCGGCAGGAAGGGCTTTCCATGCTGCCGACACCTGGGTCAGAACCTTACGTGTGACCCCCGGGGCCACAATCCACACGTTTTCGTCGCCGGCACGGTGAGCCGGATCAGTCCACTTGCGTCGCATGGCGTCCGCAATAACCGCGAAGATATCCGCACGGATATCCGACGACGTCGTGGCCCGCGACACGAAAATCTCGGCGTCAATGAACGCCTCACGAGCAAGGGAGCCGAAGTCGGCTATCTGTTCCTCGCAGAACAAGCGGATGTTCCCGCCCCACGTGACGCTGGCCGCGATCACGTCCTGGGCAAGTACCGCCAACTGCTGAGGGCTACTTCCGTCGTCAAGACGGAGCCCGGCGTGCCCCCACACGCTGGGTCTTCGAACTGGGCGAACGACCTGACGGTCGATGCCCTGTGGCCAGGCCGGGAACCAAACGTTGAGCTGACCATCGACGATGAGCTGCTCGACGTTGTTGGCGTTGGTACGGCACAACGCTGGAATGGGCCCTCGCAGCACTTGCTCAAGCTCCATGTCTTCCCAGCGCCTATGCGCAGCGACACCGCCACGGGCCGCGATGTCGCGCCCGACCTGTAGTACCTCCGGACGGAGGTAGAAACCGGCCATCTCGCGACCGGCTAGGTGGCAAAATGCCTCTCGTAGCCACGAGAGCCATCTGCCGGATGTGGGTTCCCACATCTGTGCAGCCGTCAGCTTGACGACCTCGGTACGGCTTTTAAACCGTTTATGCCAGCTTTCGCTGAACCCGCCGGAGGCGCGGTCCCGCTCTGTGGCCAGATCCGTGAGGATCGGTGTGTCCACGACATTGTCGTGGAGGGGGCCCGCCCGGGCCCATTCTGTTTCCCACGCGGCGTAGCGCGGGGGGAGTTCCCGCCTGAATGGCGGCTGGAACTCGGTGGACGTAATGCCTAGGGCATACGTCCGACGTACCCACTTCTCTGAGCGGGTACTCAGCGTGTCGCGCAGTATGATGTGCTCCGCATTGTGGCGGAGCGTGCGCACGACACGCTCGTCGCGGGTAATT